GCTTGTAACTCCGGATCTCCGCCTGATCGTCATATTGACCGTTCGGATCCTTACGGATCTTCACGCGCCCCTTCAGTGGAATACCGTGGAGCTGCTGGCTATCCTGGACGAATGGAAGATTGACAGCAGCACAGATCGCACTCAGCTCTCTGTTCGCCATCTCCATCGTTTCCATTTTGGTATGACGGATGTTCAGGCCGGTGAAGACCTTCCGTCCGATGTGCGGTCCATCCATAACGGAGAAACGCAGATTCAGACGGAGGTGGTTGGGATTACCATCCTTCGTCGGAGCAGAACTCGATTCGTCGATAATGAAGTTGTACCATCCCTCTGGGATGACATCATTATCGAGCGGGGTGAACTGTCTTGCATCGAAGTTGAGTTGAACCATTCGGTTCTCCTTACGAGTTGACGATCTTATGGAAGATGTAGTTCAGATTCGGAGGCTCTGTAAGAGATAGAGCCCCACTTCTATCCTTCGCTTCGAACTGAAGGTCAGGTTGTGTCTGCAGGAAACGAAACTCTTTTCCCTGCTGATCTCTTCCTATTCCAAGACGGAAGACTTCGTCAAAGAAATAGGGGAGCTTCGGTCCAAGCTTCGCCCCTGGCATCGATGGACCATATCGAACGATACCAGTCAATTCATCTTTCATTGGCTCCATTTTTGCTGAGACAAGTACATTCTTACCCGGGAGGTCTCGAAAAGCACGAATCAAAGTTTCCATTTTTTCGAGTAGCTCTCCATAGGCTTGCCTTGGATCTTTCACCTGAAGTTTGGCGTTGTTGAGAACAACTTCAGCGATCTCACTGATGCTATCCAATCCAATGCTTTGGAAGTATCGCGACTCATTGCTCTGCAGACACCACAAGTGAGCATCGCGGAGATCGTCCGCCGTCTTAACGGTGATGATCGGCATGTTGTAGGTGATCGATTGATCATTACCGAATAGACGACGGAGATTAGATTCACGAAGCGACAACGAACCCGACTCGGCGGAGATCAATACCGGAGTAGGTAGTGTGGCATTCAGAACAGTCTTCCCGACTCCCGAAAGAGAATACACAAGTACCTTGATACCGTTGGCTAGTGACTCCTGCGAAGCAGTCGAGAATTGAAGTGGCATCAGCTCCCCCTCTTGGGTATCATGATTTCAAGTCCGGGCATACCAGGCTTGATCACCAGCACCTGATCGAACAAGTGTCGCTCCTCGTCGGTAAGAGTGCGATACTCTTTGATTGCAACTTCTGGTTTCCATCGGACCAACTTGGTCAGATCGAGCTTGGGTAGATTACTGTCGGCTGCTAAAGCCTTGTCCAACTCTTCAAGTGCTTCCTCTTGCACGGTGCGATTGATAACGTGCTGCATCTTCGCCACGGCGCCGGTGCCGTCGTTCAACGGTTTGGTATTGGTACCCTCCTCAGGATTTGGAAACATTCCAGCGCAGATGAACTGACGCATGACAACTTCCTTACCCTTGAGCTCATCGAGCTGCTGCTTCAAAGCATACCACTCTTTCAAATGCTCGAGGGTAACTTCACGTTCAGGAATTAAAGCCATAGGATACTCTCCGTTGTTAGTTGACCCATTATGTATAGCACAAAACGTGGTCAGATGCAAGTATCTTAAGTACCTCTGATCCAATATAAGTCGCCAGATACCATTCCTTTTTCATGTGGGTCTCTTATCTCTCTAAGTCGCCCCATATGAATAAGAGTTAGAATTGCAGATTTGAGTTTTCTATCATCGAATCTACCATCAGTTTTGAAGACTGATACATGCTGCATTCTTTGTCGAATAAAACTGTATTGAATTTTTCCTGCTGCTTGTAGTTCTGAGTTAATACGATAGCTTTCAGACACTGCTCTATGAATGTAATCGTCAATAACCTTTTCGATTTTCTTAGTTTGTATATCATCACCACTTCCTATATCACCTGATTCTTGTTTTGTCTTAAAATTATTGATATCGTTCATTATCATGTGTTCGAAATAATCCCAGTGAGCCTTTGTGACTACTGGAGGAGTAATAACTCCTTGTGGTGATGGGGGAGGAGCATCCAAGATTGCTGCAAGAGTTGCCAAAACGTTGATTCGATTGAGAGAACGAGACCACATATGATGTTCAATGTCACCGCTTTTTGTTTTGACTGCTCTGTTGTAATTATCATCGCAATACTTACGAAAATGATTATATTGAATCTGAGCTTCGATATCTAATGTCGCAGCAATAGGTGCTCGTTTTTGAGTAGCAATCAGATCAGCAATTCGAGCAAGCATAATCAAATAATCGATAAATCCAGGATCAATAGTGTGATCCACATTTCTATTCATATCGGTACGTAAACCTTTATATTCAAAGATATTGAATCGAGAAATGAATCCATTGTTGAGAAGGAAATCATTGATGCTTTCGAATACTTCTGGAGTAGTATCTCCAAGAATACTATAGGAAGGTGATTGAATAGACAGAACATTCTTGGCAGCATCACTATAGATGATCGAATTCGATAATGAGTCAGGACCAGATTTAGAATGCAGATCAAGTATGACAGACATTAGTCCTTGAATGTTCTCATCTCGAGCATTTGAGAATCTCTTTATGAGTCCACCAAACTCCGCCATTACTTGAGCAAACGAAGAACGAGCTGGATTGAAATGTTTCACAAGCCCCTGTCCACTAGCGAAGTTTCCGAAGTGAAAGAAATCTCTGAACATTGGAAACTTCTGTCCACACAACTTAATCAATCTAGCTATACCTTTCTGCATCTCATCTTTGCCCATTCCAGAAGGGGCAACAACAAGATTGTAGGTATTCAATCCAGAAGCTGTTGATGTATTCCAAGCCCTCCCACAGAGAGCAGATACCACTGTGATCGCTGCGGCTACAGAAAATTCAACATTCGGATAAATGGAGCCACGATAAAAATAATGAGCGAGATATCCAAGACCTCCCGGAGGGAATTTAATAGTCCAATCTTCTTCCGACTCTTGTGGAATCGGTTCGGGTCGTGATTCGAATTCAACTTCGTAGATAGCTGGTTGAGAATATTCAACCATGGGAGGTCCATTGACAACTAATCGAGCCTGTTCAGCATCGTATCTAGCAGCAATGGCTTCAGAACTACGTCGCCCCATTTCGATATCGATCATCTCGTTCTGACGAATCCAACGAGCATGACGCAAGGTACGGGTAATGTAATCTATTCTGTTTGCCTTTGTTCTCTTTCCCAATCCCGACTGTCGAAATAAACGGCGACACTGGTCATTCGATGGAGTAAAGCGTACAAGGTAGACCATCAAATCCAGGTCGCCTTCGGACTGCGATGGATGATCTAATTCACGCCACAATCCTTGCCAGAGCATTCGTGCGTCTTCGATCTCCCAGAGCTTCCTACCAATGTCTTCGTCGCTCTCTACTTGTGGTAGCTCTTCGAGAACGATTTCACTATAGTCTGAAGACAAAGGCATCTGGCTAACCATGTTGGTTAGCTTTTCCTGTCTGAATTCCAATTGCTCTTTCAGATGCAGGACGTTGCCTGTGCAAATCATAAATCGATTCTGACTATAGATCTCCACTCCATCGCGTCTACGCCCAAGACCAATGCTTCCCTTACACCAGATATGAATGCCATGCCCACCAATAGAGCGTTCGGTATAAGTATCGAAGTTCTGAACAATGGATTGGTAGAGATCGAGAGACTCCTTTGTGGTGTTGGGTTTCACATCCAGATCAATACACGTCACGCCTCCATCCTCTGTAAGGACGAAACCGATTGCAAGATTGTGATCTAAAGCGGCGGCGGTAGCCTCTTCAAAGGTCATCCATTGTGTGCTAAGATGCTTCGATACCGAAGCATTATAGAATTGACCTTGCCTATAAAAGAGAGGGTTCTTAATTCCGGGATTCGCAACGAGCCATTGCTTCTTCAACCGCAGTTCCATAGGCAAATTCTGCCACTGGAGCAGCCGTGCGTCGCCGGTCATTATTGAGCTCCGTTAGACGCGATATAGCAGGCAGGGAAGACGCATACTGTAGCATGGATCGCCTGGTCGGTCAAGCTACTAAATGTAGTGGGTGATCTAACCGGTACTCACAAGTTGTTTCTGCCAACGTCCAAGTTCGTTGCTGCTCGTTGACATCTTAATGTCATGTTCTGAATTCAGCACTTTCATAATTGTTTGACGAAGTGCAAGAATAGTAGGGATATCAGAGGGTTTTCCAGCAGCTTCCCACATTTCGGTAGCGATACGATGTATGAGAGGACCGACTGATCCACGGGTCGCATTAGGTAGACGAGGAGGTCTTGGAGCAGTGGGTTCGATGATTACAACGGTGGGAGGTACTAGCGTAGGGAGCTTGCTGGGTTCGAGACCTAGCCCACGTACCATCTCTGCGCGAAGTCTTGTTCTTAAATCGAGTATCGCTGCATCATCCATTTTAGTGGGAGTGAGGGGTGGTTTTATCTGCATCCAGGTATAGAGACGCCGTAGGTTAAGTTCAGTCCAGGCTTGTGGGCTACCGAGAAATAATGGATCGTCCATTCCCTCGATTCTGAAGCTCCAGACGTTCATGCAGCTTGGAGGTAATGTACCTTCATCGAAGAGTAGTTCTTCGGTGAACATGGATGTATGAAGAATCCGTATGTTAGTCATATCGAATAGGAACTTCATGGCTTCACAATCCTCTCACCAAATTTAACCTCGCCTACGTATCCACGTACGAAGGAATTCCAGAGGTACACCCCGCTCTTACGAACCTTCATATGAGCGATCACAAGGTGCTTTGCAAGGTCTTCCATCTTGTGTCCTGAGCCTGAATACTTGTTCTGCTGGACTCGGGACAGCTTAAAGTCCATTCGTTTGAAATTGTCTGTGGGAGGTTTCCCAGACTTGACTCTATTGCGGCTCAATTTGCTTCGATCAACTTCCGTATATTCAATGCAGTTGCGGGAGTTGAGAAGCATCAGGATAGCAAGGCAGTTCCGCCATTCGCCAGCCATATCATAATTCATTTCATCTTCGAAGTGTTTCAATTTCTTTGGGTTATTAGAAATGCTATCGAGATAGTCGAACACAAACTCAGCCATGTAGAAACTGGTACCGAACTGGGTACGTTTCTTCAGATGGCAGAACTGTTCGATATCAGGGATAGAATTTCTAAAACGATACATCCATCCATCTTTTTGTTTTGATTCATCGATCTCGTTAAGGATGTCTTGCTCGGTAATAATGGGGTCAGTTTTTGACAGATCGATATGAACCTCCGACAGCGCAATATGCACCATCTCGGGAAGCATAACTCCTTCGACTTCCATTTTCTTATGAAGCCAGGCCAGCGTAACTATGATGCGATCCTTGCCCTTCTGTTCGAACAGGTAGCCCAGACGTAGAGGGGGTGTCGCGCCTTTGTGCTCAGGAATAGTATCGAAGATGTTATGGATCCTCAATGACTCTTGAAAGTCGTAGTAGGAGTATTCGACCCACATAGAACTGTGGTGCAGATAGCAGATAGGAAGTCCTTTCACCAAAGAGCTTGGACGCTTCTCGGCAAGGGTTTGCATCATCTGTACGCTAAGAGGAGTCATAACGTACTTCGGAGATTTCTTTATCACCTCTGCGACACGTCTAACACCACGAGCGTAGGTCTTACCAAGGATCGCATTGGATTTGGGATTGGCAGCAGCTTCTATGATTGCATCGTACAGCATCAGTCTGCCTCCAGCATACGTTGATACTGTTCAGCGGAATTAGCTCCGACAAGTATTCCGGGAGGGCGAGGGATTACAGATTCTTGTGGACGCCACAAATGCAGAGTGAAGATCGAACGGCGCCCGGGCCATTCCCCTGTGATGTATTCGTCGAGCGGAGGGTGGAGTTGCATCACGCATTCATCTGGATGGAAGAACACTCGTCTGACGTATTCCATCTCCTCCCAGTAGGGGCAACGCTGTCCGCGTGATACCGATACATGATCCCAACCGTATCCGGAGGATACAAGTGTGGTCATGAGTCGTTTATCTACCGGCGAAGGGATTGCGAAGCAACCCTCATTGCTTGGATTGAAGAAATCGTTTCCTTGCGACCACTTCGCTTCAGTAAGTCGCTGTCGATAACGATCAATCAGAGGATCTGTGAGGTCTTTCATGCGTTACTTTCTTGTTAGAGGAGTACCGGGCGTCGATGACCTTGGACGGCGCTATGCTTTATACCCACCTGAGAAACCGCAGGTCACCTTTCTGAAAGCCGATCCGCCCGGCCTTGCTTAACCGACCGAAAGTATTTCCCAGTGGGTAGCTCAAGTGATCTTGTTGACTCGTTCCTCCACTGAATCGTCTCGTTCGCCGAGGGTATTCATCCAGGTCTTCAGGACTGCTTTCGCATCAGCAGTAGAGAGATTGAATTCCTTTTCGAGATGTGGGGTCGAGGCGAACATATTCGTAATGCCCGATTCCCGTAGGGTGTCAAGGAATTCAAAATACTTTATCCAGGTAGCTCTATCCGGAAGCATATCTTTTCCTTTCGTCGAGTTGAGTGTTCAGGTCGAGTTAAGTGCTCGAGTTAGTTGCCGAGTTGGTCGAGTCTTTCCTCGACCGAGTCACTAGCCGAGCTGCGAGCCATGCAGGCATACTATTCTCAATCAATTGTACCATTTCATCTATTTCATTTTGTGTTGCGATCTGGGCCTTGCTGAACTCGTGCGTGACTACGTTGCCGTCAACATCCCAGATTGTGATCTCTATCTTCATTTTCGTTCTCGTTAACTGCGTGCATTATAATAGCATGAATCGTGGTTCGATGCAAGCATCAATTGTTTTCTGAAACCTCGCAGCTTCGATATTTAGATTATTGCATGAAAGTAAAAAATGAACGTAGCCGACGTTCGATGTCTGCGCCTATATTAGTATTCACGCGTCGATCGATTTCGTCTCGAAGATCTGATATAAGTATTCGCAGATATTTTCGATTTATCCCAGCCGGCCGGCTCGCCTCCATCCTCTGGTCAATTTCGGTTTCGATTTCAACTCTGAACTTCAATCACGGTTTCGCGGCCAGAGACTTGATGCCTCTGGCCTTCAGTTCAGATCAATCATTCAAAGATTACTCGTCCTCCTCATCTTTGAACGTATCATCCCATTCCTGAGGACCAATCCCTGTCATCAGGATCTCTCTATCAGATCCGAAAAGATCGTGAAGCATATCTTGTATCAGACCCTCCCCTGCCATCCATTTCTGATACCTGGCATATTGATTCGAAGTGAGTGTCACGGATGCTCCCTGTGTCATACCTGACCAGGCGGGCGGCGTAACCTTGACAGTCCAGGATCCATCAGGATTCTGAGTGTGTTCGCGCTCAGGACCCATCCCGAGACGATCAATCGGTTTCGGCATTCTATTTTCCTTTCACTGCTTGGGTAATTTCATCTCGTCTAGAATTTCCACCATCACCCAGTTCCATTCATCGAACTTGGCGTTGAGGATCTCCGGATCGAGAGTACTTCCATCTGCCGGGCGTTCAATCCACAGCACGGCGATATCAGAAAGCTTCTCGCTTCTCTGATCGCCAGTCAAAGTTGGATCCCGAACGATGGGCTCCAACTTCGCTTTGAGTTCCTCGCGGGTCATGTAGTTTCCTTTAGAGGTCCGTTGGCATATTCGCCGCAGTGACGGCATCGGATGGAGACGAACTCGTCACCCGTCTCCGGATCGTATTCGACATCGTCGCGAAACTGATGTCGAGCGCATTTCCATTCGCCTCTCACGAATTTCTGCAAGTAGGCGGGTCCATTTTCTGGATCGCCCCCTGGGTAACGCATTCGTGTGATAGACATAACTTTCCTTTCTGTTGTCGGCTTGATTGCCGCCCATGCCGCACGGATTAGGTGCGGCATGAACTCCAATCAGATGCCGATGTAGCTCAAGGACCGGATAGCATACACTCGCATCGCCGTGTCGATGTCGGGGCAGTAGTTTCCGGAATGAAAACCGCCGTCCTGCTTGTTGAAGAAGTGAACAGCGTAGGGGCGATGTTTATCTCCGACATCGCAGATCACCACAGCCCCCGGGGCTTGGGCGTTCTTCTTCGGGATATCGATGAACTTAATAACAGTCCATCCTTGTCGCTTAGCTCGTTCGTGGATGTCGTACATTTTCACTTTCTCCATGGATAATGGGCATCTGCCCAGTTCACGCCACACAAGACAGCGCCTGGATATTGCTTACATCCGGCGCGAATGCCGGAGCCATAAGCTCCGGCAAGGATGTAAACCAGCGCGATTGCTGTGACTATAAGGATGTATCGCATCACTCGTACCGGCTTGCGGGCCCAATGGCGTCATCGAACTCCTGCTGGAGAGCGATTGCTTCCCAGTCGGCCGGCTTGTTGCTCCATGTGGCATCGTAGTCCAGTGCGAGGCGGAGAACTTTCTCTGCCAGCGCCCGATCTGTTCTGTCTCGGAGGATCAGCCGCTTCTCCGTGTGCTCCACATAGAACGATGCAGCGTAGGCGCCGTAGTTCGGAATGGAGTCCTTCATGTTTGAATGCTCGCGCCCTTCCTCGTCCAGATCCACTGTCTGGAAAAGCAGCTTGTACTCCGTTCCCCAGGTGCAATCATACGCGAGGATCTTGTAGCAGGCCGACGGAGTGAATCCCCCGAACGCCTCCTTGGGGTATTCTTTGAGCTCTTCCTCCGTGGGGACATATTCGTAATCCTTAAAAAGGAACTCGTCGTGCTCAAAGGTGACGTAGCATTCCGCGTGGGCGAAGGCTGTCGGATCCTGAGCGTTGTATATTCCCCTCCGGCAAGACCCGGCGGCGCTTATTTTCGCGTGCAGAGCTGCAGACAGCTCCATTACGGAGATTGCGACGAAGTTTTCCATTTGCGTACTTTCTTTCATATAAGGCGTGATCATCAGGAACGGGACGCCAACCCCGTTCTACGGAGCTTTCGCTCCGTTTCACTATTTCTTGTGGATTTTCATGTGCTGATGGAGTTTCCCAGCGGTGAGCGTCTTATCGCACACCGGGCACTTGCACCAGCATCGCTTGGCGTCCTGGTTCTTTCCAGGGATCTTGGGATCCACCCAGACCAGAGTGTTCCCGACGTAGCGCGGGCCAAGCCCCTCAGCCGGCAGATGCTTCTTCGGATTTAGCCCGAGAGCGGTGTAAAGTTCATCGTGTTGCATATTCCGGGTGTATTCCGAATGGTAAGGATGCGGAATGCAAAGGTTGTCAAGGATTTTCATAGCTGTTGCTTTCTTTGTAGTGGACGGAGCATCTGCTCCGTCCGGGGGTTGAACTTGTTTGCCTCTTGTCTTGTAAGACAAGTTTAGCACAGATCAGGGACCGAGCACAAGGGGCTCAAACAACATCTTTTGTTACCAGGTGGCGTACCTGACAATCCCGGCGTTGTAGAGAGCCGTGCATCGCTCTTTGAACGTGGGCTTGCACGACGTGAACAAGGCATCCTTGCCGGCGGATTCCTTCAGGATCCACGTCTGATGTCCGAACCACGGCGGGGCGGTGTCGAAATCGTCCACTGTGAGACCGGTTTCGACAAGCACGCTCTCGATCAGATCCTTGGGGCGCGGATTGCCGGGAGGACAGTCCAGCTCAATAGAGAAGTCTTTGTGACGTGTGAGATCCATTTCCATTTCTCCTGTTTTGATTTGAGTGCCCGGACACCTTGTGGTGCCCGGGCTTCTACTCAGTTTACTTAGTCAGGCACTCAACAATGAACTGCTGACGGGCGTTGCGCGGCCGGATCGGCTTGTATCCAGCCGGAGCCTTAGCATCGTCTTCCTTTGCTTTCGCGCGATACTCTTTCTCGCACGCCTTCAGCTTCTCGGCGTTGATGTCCTGTGCCGCAGCAAGGGATGTCATCACCAGGAGAGCGATAACCTTAGCAAAGATATTCATTTTGGTTACTCCATTTCGTGCGGGATTGCACGTTCATGCCCCATCCGAAGAGGGGCATGGGCTTGCAATCAGTTTTCTCCGTGGAATGGAACACCCAGAATGTCCCAGAACTGTTTTTCGTGTTCGGAAACAGCATTGGTGTGGAGAGCCAGCTGGCGTAAATCGTTCATTCCGTAGCGACAGAACCCATCTAGCTTTCCATCGGTCCACTCGAGATCGTGCGCGTAGTTGGTTCCATCGGTCAGAGCCTGCGCGCCGTTGTCGGCTTTCGCTTCCTTCCACCCCGCGGCAGCGAGCTGTTCGAGGGTCAGGAACGTCTGTGTGAGGTAAAGTGTAGACATAGTCATTTCCTTTCGTTGGGATCAATGATGCCCTGTTCAGCGAGGTCGGCAATGGCGAAGTCTTTCAACTCGCGCATCGCCGCCTGGGTGTCATAAAGCAGCCTCCCCGTTGAGGCCGGGCACCACTTGTTCGTGTGGTCGCATTTCTCGAGTGCTGCTCTGCACCGGCATCTCATCGGGACTTTTTCCATGGGATCACTCGTGCGGCATAAGAGTGATGTTCAGCGCGGCAGGCAGCCCGTTGGGATAGTCCGTCTTGCGGACATAGATGGGCTGGAGGAAAGGCTTTGTCAGCTTCTCCCCGTTGGCGTCGACTTCAGCATACTCAGCGAGTACACGGTGCTCTTTGATCAGTCGTAGTGTGAGATTCTTGAGCCCAGCGGGCGGTGTTGTAGTCATTACAGTCACTCCTTATTTGGTGCTGTTAGGGATAGTGAACTTGACGCATTCGTCATCGTCCACAGTGTAGGGGACTTTCTTGAGAACCAGTGCCTCAGCGACGTCGTACGGGAGCTTCCAGGTCTTCGCGATGACGTCAATCATCAGTTTACGATCCTTGCGGAACTCAGCTCCATTGATCGCCCAGGCGACAACGCCCGGCGCGCAAACAAGTCCGCTCGATTGAAGTTTGTAGGCTCGCATGGCTCAGTTATCCCAGCTGAACGAAGGAAGGGAGGGAACGTGTCTGCTCGCCGGCTTGTGCGGAGGCGTATTCCGCGGGCGATACGGAGCGATGACCACAGTAGTTTCGTACGGTGGTTTGTCCAGCAGGCGATAGGCGTGCTTTTCGCTTTCCACAGCCCAAGCATGTGCTGATACGAAAGTTCGGAACGGTCCAAAGCATTCGTGTGAGTCCAGCGTCCAGAGGTAGACGCCACATTGGGTAGGATTGGCAGGTGGCATAACGAATCCTTTCACGAGTGAAGCGGAGCCAAAATTGGTACCGCAAAGCGCATTGTAGCATTGATCCACCGTGAGATGCAAGGGTCAAAATGGGTGGTAACGATAATGATTTGCTGCGAGGGCGAGTTAAGGAGTCTGGTGAGTAATGTGGGAATTTGTCTTAGAATGACATTTACGTTGGTTACGTGTCGTACATGGTAACGGTTGTCCAAGTTGTAGACAACTGGTTGGCAACTGAAATAAAGAGGTGGGGAATTTGCCGGGAATTATAGGCGAATTATTAGATATTCGTAGTATAAGCGATTGAATTTACAGGGGAATTTTGTTTTTGAAGAGCCGGGAATTATTTTTCGCCTCCCCCTATAAAGGGCCGTAAAGGGAGGGGGTCAAAAACGCCTCGATTGATGTGTTGAAGACCAGATGACCAGAGAGTAGGCACTTACTATTATTCTATACTTCTCTCTACTATTTCTTTAACAAAAACAACCACTTAGCTCCCAAAAATCTCAATTCTGCCCGGTAATTCTACCATTCCCGCGTGTCTTTTGGAGTTTTTTCTGTGTTTTCTCTGGCGAAAAAATTTATTTTTTGACCCCCATTGCATCACACAAATTTCTGTGTTAGGCTCTGCACCGTAGCTAAGAGGTCGAGTTCAATGTTCAGGTCGAGTTTCAAAGCCCGGTCGAGTCAAAGGTCGAGTCCTTTGTCGAGTTGAAGGCCGAGTTCGAAGCCGATCTATGATCCTGGACGCAGGATCATGATGTTTGTCATCGTTGGGCCAGGATAAGGATCCTCGTTCCCTATATACGCGGGGAACGGGAGGCCCATGTGGCTTCAGGAATCCCTCTCGATCAAACGGTGCGCGTCTCAGCAGACCCAAACTGTGGCGATCGGAAGGCATGTCGTCCGTCGCGTTACTGGCGTTAGATACAGCGATCAGGTAATCGTTCCAAAGGTGAAAGCCGAGTGGATAGAATTTGCATCGCTCACGCCGAGCGCGACGAGGAGGGGGATGCGTCGGACGCGTCAGCGTCCCCCTCCACCGATAGAAGTATGCACGCGCCTTCTCTTCGAAAATTTCGATTTCGATCATCATCGAAAAAATATATAAAAATTCGTTATCTCTCCGCTCAACTCAATCGGCCTCACCATCGGCTTCGGCCTCTCGAGGCTGAAACTCGATGTCGCCGAGAATCGACTGATTCGCCAAGATGCGACAATCAAGATGCTCCCAATCAACTCAGGGTCGCCAGATCACGACAATGGAGTTTCGGCGGAAACTCCGACCGACTGACAAATTTTTCGAAAGTGAAATTCAAATCGGGGTTACGTCGACCTACGGGGCCGGTACAGCGATTTTCGGCATCCCGAGATATTGCCCTTACCTGGTCTGGCCCGAAATCGACTACGCTCGAAACTGGGTCGACGTAGCGGCGGTCATGAAAAAGCGACGCGCTTGCGCGCGCCGCCTGTTCCAGTCACGAAAAAGGGCCCCCTTTCGGGGGCCCTTCCTCGGACAACGATTACTCGTCGATGAACTCGTTGTCCCATTCGAAGTAGCAGACGATGCCCGTCGGGCTGTCGTCATGCTCGAAGCAGCCCAGCTCGGCCGCCTTGCGCTCGCAGTCGGCGTCGCCGCCGCACTCGAAGTCGTCGGGCAGGTCGAAGCCCTTCACGTTTGGGTTGTCCTTGAGCCGCTCGACAGCGTACCGCTGCCGGCCGCTGAAGGAGTAGTCCTCGGGCAACTCGAACGTGCGAATCAGCCGGTTCCCAACGCTCGTCGGGTCCGCCTGATTGGAGTCGATCTGCGCGGACGCCGGGGTGGCGAGCGCGAGCGCCAAGATGATAGTCGTCGTCTTCATGTGATAACACTCCGTTGTCGCGTGCCGGAATGGCAACGCGCGAAATGGGGTTGCCCGAAGGCAACCCCATCGCACTCGTTGTCGTTTACTTGCGACCCCAGTACTTCCGCCAGGCGTAGAACTCCTGAGACGCGTTGGACACGTTCTCGTTGTTCTCCGTCGCCCAGGTACGCAGAAGGGCGACAGTGGGTGGCGTGCCATTGGCGAGCAGAATGTCGCACTGATTCCACACTTTCCAACACTTGCCCCCCTCTCTCGGGTACTTCTTTTTCTGCTGAGTGGGTTGCTGAGGGGCGACAGCGTTGTCGGGCACGGGATCCGTTAGCGCGGGCTCCTGGGCAACTTCCGGCTGCTGCTCCGTGGGCGCGTCCACGGGCGCGGAGACAACTTCCGCAACAGGCGTGTCCACAGGCGCCTGGACAACTTCCGCGGGCGCTGCGGTGACAACTTCAGCTTCCACGACAGGCGCAGACACTGCGACTGAGGCGGCGAGACGGCGAGACTTTTTTGACATAACGAGTACTTTCTGTGTGAGAGACGCTGCGCGCTGCGCGCGGAGCGGAAGCAGCAACAACGCTGCAACACACGCATAATGCGATAACCGGGCAGCAGGTGCAAGTAACAAAAACGTTACCTACACGGTGCGGTGGAAAAGCGAATACAACTAGCTATACCCCCCGGGGTGATTAGACAACTCGAGGCGGCAGCCGCCCCCGCGAGAGGGCCACGAGAACCTTTTCCAAAAAACTGATCGGTCGTCTTAACTGACACGTCTTTTCGCTATCTCTATTTTTTGCAAAATTGAATCGGTCATCACAACGAACGAGGTACCACATGGCCTGTTCCCTCCACTCCCCAACTCCCATCCCACGCGAGGATCCCTCACTGCTCATCTTACGCTGTCACCCTTCCCATACGCTCCTTCTCGCCCAACAATATCGACATCTCCTCTGCCCCACTACGACCGTCCCCACCCGCTCTGGTCCCTCCCGCAAGCGCACCAAGACTGTGGTGCCCATTCTCCCCTCCTTTCTCTTCCATCCTGGTACACTTTCTAATCTCCCCCATCTCGGTACCCGTCTACATATTATGAAACGACCTCCACTCGGCCACGCCTATTGTACTCTTTCCGAATTGATGATCTTGACATCCACTTATAAATCTCTCAAGGAACATGAAAACAACTCCCCCTTCCACCTGGGCGCCCGTGTTATCGTCACTACTGGCCTACTAAAAAATATTTCAGGAGTTGTGGTGCAAATTTTGAGTAATGGCACTATCCGATTGAAAATACAGCAACATTTTGGGTGGCAACTTTCTACTTGCATCGTAAATGCTTCTGTGCTACGCTTAGCGGGTGGGTAGGGGTTCAACTTCTTTCGATCTTTGGAGTGTTCTTCGGAACTAACCTTTGATCCATACTGAAGGCACATACCCCTGCCCACGCCCCTGTCTGCGGTTCGAGATTGGCTGGGTTACCCGCTCGTGCCACCAACCGCTTCGGCTTTTCGGTCCACGGCATCACTCGTCGCCCCCGATGCCCCACTGAAGAGCGCAGGGTGTGCGTCATGGCCGTGGGGTAGCTCCTCCACCCACCTTGACGCTGGCTGAGTTTAATTACTCAGCTGCGGGGATGGACTTCGCTCCGTTGGACATCCCTGCCTCCTTTCCAGGCGTCTTAGAACGTCATCCTCCCCAAGAACTAGACCCCGGATGAGTTCCCGACTCGCCGGGGTTTTTTTATCCATATAGTCATATAGGGAAAACGATGAACGCTCCTGCTACCATTCCTCCTCCTTGGCTGGTTAATCTGCCTCCGGTGAATCTCACTGCGGAGCTGCAGAAGGCTGCCCTCTCCCATCAGATGACTGTCGATCAACACGCTGATCTGCGGACACTGATTCTGGATGCTGCGGCGGCGATCGGTTTCGATGGCAACGGGCGCGATGGATTGCTGGGGTATCTGAAGTATGCTGCCTCTACATTTCCGAAGCAGTATCTCCAGGTGATCGCGAAGGTTCTGCCGCTTCAGATCGATGCTAAGTCCAACGTCACAGTCATCGGCGAGGTTAACATCGTTTCGGTGCCAAAGGATCGTTACATTCCACCCGAGGGATTCGCGCCTGTTACTGAGGCTGAAATTGTTCGTGCTGACGTCCCAAATCTCGAGCTTGATGATTCCGTTGTGACGATCGAGGACATGCTGAAGAATCCCGTTCCTGTTGACCCGTTTGCATCTGGCGATGAGACTTGAACTTATCATTTTATCGGCACTGGGCCTCGTTGCTATACTAGCTCTTCTGTTCTGGCTTGGTATGATAGGTTCAAGATGAAGTTCAGACCCGGTGATCTTCCTCAAGGAGATCCTACAAACCCCGGGACTCCTGTCGAGTGGGAAGATAACCGTATCTCCAATTTCCTTGCTTGGTTTTCTTTTCATGCCCTCCCTTCCTGGTGTCAAACACCTGAACATTTTACTTCTCGTCTTACTGCTCACTTATTTACTGACTGTCCTTGTTGTCTACTGTGGCGTGGCATTTTCTTTGGTCTTTTATTTTCTGTACCTTTATGGCTTCTCATTCTCGGATTAATCTACATACTGTTCATGTGGCCTTAGGCAGGAATACTTTATGCCAGAGCCACAGAAGAAGCAACTCAATCTTCATCTGGGCGAAAAGTTCGTTCAGAATCTTTGGACTCCCGCGCGACACCACGCGCTCTTTGGTGGACGAGGTTCTGCGAAGTCTTGGTCTGTTGCTTCCTTTCTTACTGTGATTGGCGGTCAGCAGTCTAAGAAGATTGTCTGTGCTCGTCAATTCCAGAATTCTATCCGAGATTCCTCTAAGGCGCTTATTGAGAAGCGGATTAACGCACTCGGGTTTACCGGTCACTACAAGATTACCGATCAGTTCATTACTCACTACGAAACGAATACAGAGTTCAGCTTTGTGGGTCTCGAGCGCAACATTGACAGCATTCGGTCTCTTGAAGGTGCGGATATCGTTTGGGTAGAAGAGGCCCGCACAATCAAAGCCAAGTCGATGGAAGTGCTGCTCCCTACAGTTCGTTCGCCCGGTTCCTACTTCATCTGGACTTGGAATCCCGAGCTACCTGAGGATCCTGTCGACTACTACTTTCGCAATAAGAAGGAAGGTCCTCCACCTCGTTCAATTATTACTGAGGTGGATTGTTCGGACAATCCTTACTTCTATCAGACGGAACTGCCAGACGAGCGTGAGACTCTCAAACGCGGCAATTTCGAGCGATACAAGCATGTGTGGCTCGGAGGTTACGACACTGCCGCTGACTCTAAGGTCTTTCCCAATGCTACTACTGGTATCGTTCCTGTACCGATTGATTGTCCGCCTCGATACGGGATGGACTTTGGTTTCGGTACCGATCCGAGCTTCGTTGTCAAAGTCTACGTGATCGATGCTATCCAGACGATCTTCATTGCGTCTGAAGCTTCCGGTCGCGTTCCAATGGATCAGTTACCTACTCTTATTCTTGCTGTTGTCGATAGTGCCGACGATCTGATCAAGGCAGATTCCAGTCAACCCGGTACAATTGAATTTCTTAACACCCGTGGTTTTCCGAATCTCATTGGTGCTAAGAAGGGTCCTGGTTCGATTAAGTCTGGCATCAATTTTATGTCCAGCTACAAGATTGTGATTCACCCTCAATGTGAGGGGATGCGTGACGAGGCTCGGTTGTACTCGTTCATGACGGATCGCATGACTGGGAAGGTACTTCCTGGTCGTGTTCCGGTAGATGCAAACAACCACGGATTTGACGCTTGCCGATATGCGTTGGAGGATCTGGTAGCTCATCCAGGTCTGAATGAAGACGATCCTTTCGGCGGCGTTGTGAAACTCTGGTGAGGTCGACATGGGTTGTGGATGTGGTAAAGGTTTCTCGCAGACGTATGCGACTGGTTCACGGGCAAGAAGTATGACCGTGAGTCATGTTCCGAATCAACGGCCTGCTGCGGAAGTGATCAATATCCAGAGTCGTTCGCTTCAAGCGAAGACTGCTTCGCCGCCTCCGCCACCCCCTTCCCCGATGACCTCCGTCAGACGGAAAGTTTGACCCCATGTGGGGCTGGTTTACCAAGAAACCACCCAAGCGTGAGGCTTCCGAAGAGCCTCTGTCTCCGATCTTTACGATCGCGGGACAACCAGTTCGTTTCCTCTCAACGAATGCGGTTATGAGTGCTGAGGAGGCTCAGCGTAGTATCCCCCAATTATATCGTGTGACTCACCTCATTGCTTCCAGTGCTCAAGCTATTCCTTGGTTCTGTGAAGAAGATCCGAATGTCCTGGCTTCTGAGCGTGCCAAACCGAACGCGATCAAGGCAATCAACTCTCTCCTGAAATCACCGAACGACAATTTTACGCCGGAGAATATGCGCTACTGGATGACGCTTAATTTGATGCTCTATTCTCGTGTTCATTTCAAGGTGGGTGTCGGTACGGCGCAACTGCCCAACGGAATCTATCCTCTGGCTACCAAGTATATGAAGGGGATTCCGAATGCTCGCGGCACTATCGACACTTATATTTATGGTGAAGGAACTCAGCAAGAGCAGAAGTATCCGTCGAAGCGAAGAGCAGCACCTGGTGAAGCTTATGCGGCGGAGATTTCTTTTCCTTCTCTGTCAGGATTGATTGAATACAATAGAACCCCTGCTGTCATTGAATCGTTGATGGTTCCGCTCGCTATCATCAAGTGTCTGATGCAACGAGCGTTAGATACCGCTTCGGGTCACCCCAATATCAAGTATGTGGTTACGTCGGATAAGACTCTTACAAAGACTCAGGTCGAGGCGCTGAAGGAGCATCTGGAGAAATCCGGTCCTGGTGAAGAAGGATCAGGTTCTGTTCTATTTCTCTACAACACAAAGATTGAAGTTCATGCTGTCGACAACAAACTGGGCGATATTCATTCAAAGATTCCTCTTGACGATATGACGCGAATTATCGCTGGCGTCTACGGTGTTCCGATCGCTCTCCTAGGATTGAGTAATGCGGACTCTGCAAAGTATTCGAATAATTATGAACAATCGAGGCTTGCGCTTTGGCAAGATACTCTGGTTCCCAATTATATTTTTCCGATGGCAGCTGGTCTCACTCAAAGTCTTTGTCCGTATGGTTGTCGCATTTCCTTCGACTATGATGCTATTCCTGCGCTCTGGGAAGGCCGCGCGAAACTCGGCCAGACTCTCAGCCACGTCAACTTCCTTACCACCAACGAGAAGAGAGAGGTCCTCGGCTATGAAGAGGACAACGAGCTCCCGGCGCTGATTGGTTCTACCACGTCGACACCTATTCCGACGGATGGTACTGAACCTACCGACGATACCGAGCCAGCTCCTAAGCCGGCTGACGACAAGACAAAACAAATCCGTCTCGTTACCGAAAGATAACGCCATGCCCAACACTTACAAGTTCGGCGATCAGATCAATCTGGACATGAATATTGAGCTGGCAACTAAGCTCGAGAATCAGCCGGATGGATACTTCGCTGGCATTGCGAGTACCCCATCCACCGACCTGTATGGCCACAAGGTCCTGAAAGGGGCTTTCGACAAGTCCATTCGCAAGAAAGGCTTGACTGGTCCGCGGGGCGTGAAGCTTCTTGTTCACCACGATTGGAGCAAGCCGGCGGGCGTCATCAAGAAGCTCAAAACGGTGGGCGATAATCTCGAGATCGAGGGGCAGCTGAATCTGAACGTCTCGTATGTGAAGGACGTTCACGAAGTCGCGATCCAGAACGGAGGGCTCAATTTCTCCGTTGGCTTCACCCTCGATGAATTTGAGTTCGTCGAGGAGAAGGATGCCGAGGACGACGAATACCTGCTCATCAAGTCCGGCGACCTTATGGAGGTCTCTGTTGTGGTGTTCCCTGCCCAGCTCGAGGCAGAGATGACCTTCATCAAGAATCATGATACCATGTCACAGCTCGAAAAAGCCCTTGTGGCCCAAGGACTGTGTCGAAGCAGAGGCGAGGCGCACAAGTTGGCGAACTACTTGAAGGCGAACTCGCATCTGTTCCTGAACGATCGGCAACCTTCGGTTGCACCGGTCGTGAGTGAGCATCCCCTGCTGGATGTGCAATTGTTGCAACCAGTTCGCGATCAACTTGCTCGCATCAAGGCGATGCTTTAGGAGACACCATATGAAACGGACTGTTCTTCATCGAGACCGGAGCGGCATCTTTCCGGGTGCCTATCTGAAGAAGGAGGCTCCAGCCGACGCTCAAGCGGCTGCGAAGATGATCGAGGGCCTGAGTAAGGAACTCGAGGGCATCACCGGTCTGCTGACCAAGAATCGGACGGAGACCGAGCAGCAGTACAAGGATCTGACCAATCACTTCGGCGGCGTCAAGGCAGACACCGACGAGCTGAAAGCCAAGGTCCTGAAGCACGCCGAGGAGTACGCTGGACTTGTGGCTCAGCAGCAGATGCTCCAGCAGGCGCT